GTATTTCTCAGGAGTTACATCTCCTAAAAATACAACTTTTAGTCCATTTGAAAGTTCTACACCGTTTGCACTCTTGTATGCAGACTTGCCGATAATCTCTTCTTCAACGTCGATTGCTGTGTTTTCTTCGATATTGAACACTTGAATAAATCCACTAGTGTTGATATCGTTCTCACTAATGTAGAACAAGTGATTCGGTGCTTGCAACGGAACTGTGAATTCAATGACACCTTCTTCGATGTACTGAGGAGAAACCTCGTTACCGTCTGCATCAAAGAACGTTTGTCCTTCAAGATACTCACTCGAGACGTTTTCGCTTGGATTTTCTGGATCCGGTGTTGTGTAGCTGTTGTCAACAGAGAACGCAACAGGAAATCCAGGGGTGTCAATTTCAAACCTGTAAGTCTGTCCTCTGTAAAGAGTTAGAACAGGGTTAGCTGCTAGTCTGTTCGAGAACTTGTAAACAGTGTTGTCACCTTGATCTTCAACAGTAACCTTGTAGGTACTAACAACCTCTTTCGCTTGGCCTGTTACAGATACAGATTGCGGGCCATTTGGTAGCCAGAAGTACTCGCGGAAATTTACTAGCTTGTCCCAGTTTACATTTGGGTTCCATGCATAGTATTCTTGCGTGTTTAGCTTGCTGTGGTTAGAAGTATCACCACCGAATGCTGAGATCTGATTGATAAAGTCAGAGTAGTCACTAAAGAACTCTACGTTACCTAGATCATCTTTAACTACAGATGCTGGCTCAAGCTGGCGGTTTTCGCGCTGGCTGCTGAAATCTTCAATGTAGGTATCACCTGGTCTAAACGCTTTTGCATTCTTCTGGCCATAGTAACCTGAGATTTTCTCAGCTACACCAGGCTGAACCATCTGATCCAGTGTGCTACCTAAAATCTTTTCGTTAGCTTGTGTTCTAAAATATTTAGGTAGCAGATTTGAACTTTTTCTATTCTCGTTACCACCTGCTGGTAACGGAAAATCATTTTGATCAGTGTTAGACATTAGTAACTAAGTCCCCCGGTGCTGTTAAGTGTACCTGCTGACTGAGAACTCTGTAGCCCTCTTTCACTTGGTATATCTGATGTTGTAACAACTCTGCCATTTGCATTTAGGCGTGTTGCTGTAATTTCGTCTATTAGCTCAACGTCTGAAACTGTCGCTCCGCTAATAAAAATTTCGTCTGGCTCTGAGCGAATTTCAAATAAGCTACCAAAGCCTTGGTCTACTTGATTCGGAACAATAATAAACGTAACCAAATCTGGTGCCATTCTATTCATTACAAATGAAGCAAGTTCTTGGAAATAGAAAGTATCACCAAAGTCCCAATTTTCAAGTGCAAAATACTGGTTCACGAGACTAATAATTCGTGTCTTAATATCGTTGTCATTTAGAACCACTTCTGGGTTCTTAACTGCTTTGAACGTTGCTTGCAAATCTTCGTTCGCCTTTGGACCAAATAATACTTTGTACTTAACCGGATGATAAATCACTTCATCGCTTATTGACTTAATCTGGTTAATTGTCGAACCGTAAGATCTAAACAATTGATCTGAACTCGGCGGCAACGGACGGTCTTCAAGTTGTCCGTCTAAGTAGAGTCTATACTGCCTGTCATACCCTCTTGTGAGCAAGTAAGTATCCATAATATTACTTGCACTTGGGTCGATTCTATTGTTCGAATCTGCTGTGTGGATGTACTGGAATTTTAGTCCTGCACGACCAACAAATGCTTTATAATCACTTGTTACATTTAACGTCAATGTTGTTGCATTAAGTGTCTTAAAGATATCAACATCGTAAAAGTAAAACACAGCTCCATCGGTATATGTACTTAGTGGTTGTAGATCACTCTCTGTGCGAAGTAATTCTATACCTTCGGCTTCGTAATCAACATATCGATAGTCTTCTGTACCAGCGTCGGTTGTATATCTCTCTTGTACAACAATTTTGTCCAGAATAGTTGTTAATCCATTATTAGGGTCTACATAATCAGGGTCTACTATTTCTTTGAACAATTCTGGGTCATCGACTACACCGTCGCTGTCGCTATCAAAGAACGTTACTTCTACTCTTGTGCTGTCTACGTATCCTTCCTTGTCTCGATACTCTGAAAGTATTTCCCAATCAAAGTTCTGAGTAAACGGAGAAATACTATCCGGCTGTGTATTGATATTCAACACAGAGATTTTATCTTTAATGATCTTTCCTGTACGACTGTCATAAATCTTATCAGTAGAATCGTAGAAGAATCTTATTTCTTCGTCACTCTCAAATACATATCGAAGTCCACGATATGTAACTCTATATCTTTCACCTGAAGTCTCGAACTTAATTAACCAACTTGAATCAAGTCCTTGTCCAGAAGTATCACCTGCGAAACCTGTACTAAATTCGCCGCGAGCATTTAGGTTCGAAGCCTTGATAAGTTTCCATTGTTGTGTATCTGTGTCAAAGCGTAGACCGAAATCATTAAACGCAAACGTTTGGTCGATAACTTGGCGCTTAACATCATCAATCAACGAACCTGCTAACTTTGGACGAATTTCTGTTAAAATTGCACCCTGTGGAATATCATCAGAAAGAGCAATTCCTCCCGAAGTAGGAGTTAGTCTTACATCTACACCATTACCTGCTACACTTACTACTTTGGTCCATACAGCATCCTTGTCGCCTATTCTACTCGGCGACCCTGCTCTTAACACATTATCTTTATCAAAGTATTGTCCTGCAGGTGCAACAAATTTTAACAGACTTTCTGCTTTAACAAATCTCAAGCTGTTAGTTGTAAAGTTTCCGATTTGTAAGAAGTTACCTGTGTCATCGCTTGTAAGATAACCTGTAAATGTATTAGTATCTTTAGACTCTGAGGTCCAGAATACTCCTAAATCTGTTGCACTAATAATAGGGAACCTGTCAAAGTAAAAATGATTTACTCTTTTGTCTTTGAATATAGGTTCAATTTCGTTAATAATAACACCTTCAATGTCTGTTTGAGTTTGAAACGAAAACGAAGTACTCTTGTCTATAAATTCTTTATACACAACGCCGTCATTACCGTATAGGTTGGTACTACTGTATTTTCCTGTTGCGTCAATTAAATCAAAGTAACGAGAGATACCACTTGAAGTACGGTTAACCGACTTAACTTTTACAATTTCTTGACTAACTGCTAAAGGAGCTACGTTGTAGTCCTCGCCGGTAATCATTCTATTTTGCGTATAGTACGTTGCAGGAGCATTAGACTTAATGCTCGCATTTGATTCACTTGGCGTAGAGTTAGATACTGTAACTTGCAAGTCTACAGTAACCGTAAGCTCTTCTTGTTTACCGCTTTTGCTCAAGTAAGGCACAGTAAAGTTTATACCAGAAAGTGCTGCTGGTGTAATAATCATGCTGCGGTTTTCGCTTACACGGTAATAGGTTCTAAAGTTACCTTTTGGCAGCTCTCCAAACACACCGTCAGAGAAAATCAAGTTAATTCTATCATCAACTCGTGTTAATACACTATAGACATTTCTTATGTTTCTGTTGATGCTATTGTAGATAATGTTATTACCTTCAACTGAATCAACTTTTGTCCACAACTCTTGTTCGTTACCGTTCGAATCTAACTTATAAAGCCAAACGTCTGTGTCGTTGATATTAGTTGTATCAACAGCTACAGTCTGATTAGGAACAGGCTGTGTTACAGAAAACTGTCCACTATCAAGGTTGCCTTGACGGAAGTGTGCAAAGAACCCTGTGTTTGAACTGCCTGGACCGCGTCCGTCATTCTTATAAATGAAAGCAAAGTTGTTACCTGCTAGTGGAGGCTCTTCGAGAACATTTCCGTCGTTAATATCAGTTGATACAATCTGAAACGCAGTTGACTTACCTTCAACAGTTTTTTCAAAACTGTAAACAGGAACGTTTGTGTTCAACCCGTTAAATCTGTACTGTTCTGTAGGAATACCTGCAACGTCTTCTCTTTTTGCAGGACGTCCAAAGACGCCGTTTACTGGAAGAGCTGTGTTTACTACTTTGATAAACTGCTCAAACCAGTTTGAATTTGTGCTGTCGTTCCATTGGATCGACTGACCTTTTAAATTAATGCCGTTGCTATCAACTAAGTCTTCAGAAGTTCGCACAGCGGTAAATTTGAGGAAGCCGTTTGCTGCTTGGTTTCTGCTAGCGTTGTAGCTGATTAGACGTGCAAGACGTAAAACACTTTCTCTGCGTTCTGCAAGTTCAAGAAAGTTTTCACGAGCGTTTAAGTCAATACGGAATGCGAGATTTTGTCCTAAGAACGCGATCAAGTCAATCAATGCAAGGTATTCTGACGACTCAATGTAATCATTAAAGTCCTCAGGGTAGTTCTCACGCAAGTACGTGATCATTGTGCGTCTTAGATTGTCAAAGTCATAGCTTTGAAAATCTGCGTTACGGAAGGTCTGGTAAACTCTTTTCCAGTCCTCTGCGACCAGTAAACGGTTCTGTCTATCAGTGGCTGACATGTGCTTTCCTCTATTGTGTTAGTATTTATTTGTTTGAGATAAGTGCGTATATAATTTACGCAATTAGGCCATTGGCTTGATCGAACTGCAATCGCATTTGTTCTGAGATGTTATAATCAAGGAAGGTAAGAACACACTCAATCTGAATACCATTGAAATAGCTGTCAACAATAACACGATCAACAACAACTCTTGGGTCGCTGTTAATAATATTTTCAATGTTCTCTACTATTGCTTGCTTTAAACTAGCAGTCAACGGCTCGTATAAGACATCCCAGATAATCGTACCAAACTCTGGGTTTTCTAGTTTTTCGCCCTGACGAATATTAAAGTGATTGATTATGTCTTGTTTGATGATAGCTACATCGTAGAGACGGAAACCATCGTTCGCTGGGTTTACAGAACTAAGACCGCGGTAGATAGTGTTAGGGGTTGCGTTTCTTGCAACATCTGCTCTATTATTGCGATCAGCTTGTACTCGTTTGTATAGGTTTTTCTCTAGTGAGCTCATAGTATTATTTAGCCCTTATTGTGTAGGTAGATTTAGGCCGTCGTCGTCAGGCTGTGTGCTCACTGCACTAGTCTGAGTACTTTGTGTACCAGAAGAAGGTGATCTGTTTTTCCTAAACGTATCGGCAGTTTTTACGTATCCGGCGTCTTCAATTTTTTCTTCAACTGTAACGTCTGTTTTAGCAGGGATAAAGTCTGACGGTTTTAGGTTCTCGTGTTGTAACCAAGGTTCGTGACTCGGCATTCTTTTTACGATAGACTCAACTGTAACTGTAGACATATCCTCCGGTAAGACTTGTGTATTCTGGTGGACTAACAGTGGTTCTATCTCTGTAGCTGCTTGGGCATCTTGTGCTGGTCCGGCAGGGCTAGCAGGGCCAGCAGCACCACCATTTAACGCTACGCTCGCACCGTCTATTGCGACAACGCCACTTCCTAGTATGTTGACAGCAACTCCGTCAAGGTTCAAATTGGCTCCGGCTAACGTGTTCAACGCGCTTGCACTCTGTAGGTTTAACGCAGCACCAGAGTTTACGTTTAGCTCAGTGCCTGATTGTAAGTTAAGAGCTGAACCTGACTTAATGTTAACGTCAGTATCTGCTAGAGCAAAAAGTGTACCAGTAACGTCGTGATGACTGTCGCCTTCGACAGTTACAAAACGATCCTCGCCTACAAGAGTCTCTTGTTTCTTTTTAACATCAACCTTCATGTTTTCTTCAGCAAGAATCTTTGTGTCCTTCTTACTTTCCATTTGAATGTTACCGCCTGACTCACGTCCTCTAGCTCGCATATTAATATTGCGGCCACCTTCGATGTTAACATCTCTGTCAGCAGTGAAATTTATATCTTGATCCGAGTGCACACTTATGCTATCATTTGCATAAATGTCGATTTTACCGTTAGAGCTTAGTTCTATCCACGAAGTACCACGGGCGTTGCCGATGTAGATCAGGTCCTCTGAGTTATGCATTAAAATTTGGTGGCCAGTGCGTGTGCGCAAACGAAGTAACTCGTTCTGAGGAATAGTACGATCGCCGTTGGTCTCGCCTGCTTCGACGTTTGCATACTCTGGGGGTCCTTCTGATGCTGGAGTTTTACGGATAAACTTATCATCACCGTCATCCATTACAAAACTCGAGCCACCTAATCGGTTCACAAACGCTTTAGCTTTAAAATCTACTTCGCCTATTTCGCCTTTGAGAGCGCCTTGTCTTTTATCTATCGGGCCAGGAGTACTTACACCAAACACAGAGCTTGGCACTTCTCGACGAGCAGAACTTGTAGTCGTGCCGCGAGTCTCGTCACTTGTTAGGCCTTGTGTTTGT